CATCATTGTCAATGTCCTTATCTTCCTTACCAACTGGATCTAGTTTTTTCTTCTCAGATAGTTCTTCACCTTCGTGAGTTACTTCGTCACCTGCCTTGACACAGTTGTCAACTGTCTTACCACCCTTCTTCTTAGTACCAGCAAGTTTGTATCCTTTCCAACATGCCTTGCCGTCTAGACCTTTCTTCTTCTCTAGGATGTATGTTTCGCCATCAACTTCAAACTCTTCACGCTCTAGAACTTCTTCGTTAGCAGCGAGTTGTGCTTTAGCAGATGGTTTCTTTGTTTCTTTCTTTTTGATAGAAGTCTGCTCAATCTCAGCACCATTGGACTGTGGATCCATCCCGTCAAAAGGAGCTTCGGATAGATGCAAGTCAGGCATTGCTGTGTTTTGGAAGCAATCGCCACCCATCCACTTACCGTACTGCTCCATCAAACCAGACGAAAACTCATCCTGGTGCTTTACTTTATTAATTGGATCTGGTTTCTTCATCGTTCAAAAGGGAAGTTCTTCTCGTATTATTTATAGATCTAATATTCTTTATCCACTCACGTAACATATTTCCATCGTCTGTAATTACAATGGCATAGTTACCACCTACTCTATGGATGTGTCCTTTGTCTCCTGTACGTGAAGACATAACAGCATCACCTTCTTTGAAGAATTCTGTGTGCCTCTGTTGTTGGCGTAGTGCTTCTTCTCTTAGTTTCTTAAAATCCTTCATTTAAAATTCTTAGGTAGCGCGTCTTTAATCTCTTGCATGAGAGCGCGACAATCACGATCATTTAATGCTCTAGGAATACCCTTTCTGAATGTGTCAAAGTCGTTAGCAAATGCTGCACGTCTCATCTTAGTTCCAGAAATGGCAAAGGTATCACCATCAGCGTCTCTACTTCCAGAAGATTGAATATCAATCTTTCTGAATGAAAACTCAGTTCCATTGTATTTATGGAGGAACTGCATGGCAGAAACCCTGTCAGAACCTACCAAAAATACAACCTCATTATAACCTGCAAGCATAAGATCTTGCAAGATAGCTACGGGTTGTTTGGGACCAGAGAAGATCTTTCCTTTATGTTCAGGAAACATCTTATCCATGTAAAACTTCTTACGATCTGGTGGTAATGGATTGCTACCTTTCTTATCTACAGTCTGTGAAATATAAATGCGATAGTCATGTGTACCTGCTGCTTTCTTTACACCAGCAAAGTTCTCAGCATGTCCTGTCGTGGGAGGTTGGAACCTACCAAATGTGAAATAGCAAGTCTTACAATTTAACGCCATTGCTTCTGAAGAGTGAAGTTGTTATATGCAAACTCCAAGCGATTGACAAACTTGATCATGCTGCCATCTTTGTGTAGAACATATCCCTCAGGAGTTGTAACCTTGTATCCTTTTTCAGTTTGAACGTATGTTCTAAACTCTTCCAGGTGGTCCAGTTTATCTATAACCATTTGCTTGACTGCCTGTAGTTCCTTATACAATGCAAGCATTGCTTTGAACTTATAGACATTCTCTACAACATAATTCTGACTACCATATACAAGGGTTCTTTTCTTAGTCAGGTTTGCAACTGTCTTGATCTTTGCAAGTTCCTTTTCCATCTTGTCGCCATAGAAATTAAGCATGTCATACATTGCTTCATCTACATTGCCAATGTTCCGAGCATTTTTAATCTCATTATTAAAGAACTGCTTCAGGTATGTTGCAATATGAAACTTCTTATCACCTGTAGTACCAGTAGCACCTACTAGTTCATCAAGGAAAGGACCACAAATCATACACATGCGTTCAATCTTAGAGACATAGTTATCAAACTTTCGCATTTCTTGTGTAGAAAATCCAACGCGATTCATTGGAGTATCATTCTTAATTACCAATGCATTAGTAGATCCATTTACATTAGCACCTGCACGAGCTTGCATGGTAGGAAGATCAGTTCCAGTGTAGTGTGTATGAAATACTACACCAATCTTTGCTCTACCTGCTGCTTTACCAATCGGGTGATCAACAGGAATACCATATGTAATAGTATTCGGTCTAAAGGTATAGAGTTGTTCGCCATTGATAGTTTCTCTTCTCAGTGTACTATCAGTGAACATCAAATCTCCCTGCACAACACCTTCAATACCCAATTCACCAAAATACTTCAGAGCAAACTTGAGTTTTTCAGCAAGGTCACCCTCATACCATTCATCAATCTGACTATCAACAAAACATAGTTTAGGAGCAGTCTTTGCAAAGACAGATTTAGTTCCAACAAAGAACATACCAGATGCAGGATCTGTACCACAGATAACAGATGGAGCACCATCCCATTTGGTTTGCATGAACCCAGCGTTCTCTTGGTGTCCAAGCATCTTTCTCAGTTCCTTAAGAAAACCAACAGCAGCTTTACATCCCTCAACTCCATAGTTGAGCATTTCATCCTCAAGATGTTCTAAGTGTTTTAGTTGAGTTACGTTTGCCATCAGGAGATCTTAATGTACGGTGCAGAATTATCAGAAGCGGATGTTGCATACAAATATATTCTGGTAGTTATCTCATCACGTTCTGCTGCTGATCCGCTCATCATTCTATCAACAACTTCAAGACCAATATACTTAGCAAATTTCCACTGAGGTCTCATGTCAGAAATTTGTTTCAAAGTGACAGTTTCATTGTCACCCATAACAGAACTCTTATTCTTATTAGCAAGTGTAAAAATCTTTCTGTCCAATGCACTACCCTTAGAAGCAACCGAGACTGCTGCAGCACTAGGGTATTGCTTCCATACCCCATTGCCGTCTCCGTAGACTGATTCCATGATGTAGTTCATGACTCCTCCACCTACTTTACCATGCTTTGCGGCAGATCCCATAACTTCACCCTGCCATGTCTTGCCTTCAGCATCTGTTGCTCTGAACTGAACGCTGACTCCTTGACCTTCCACGTAAACGTCCATAGATCCCATCAAAGTTTTTGATCCCACACGCACAAATGGTTTCTTAACTGTCAGTGATGCCCTAGTAAAATTATGTTCTGTAAGATTTGCTGTGGCAGTTGTTACTTTCTTTAGTGATACGCCAATCAATTTCTTTTGTTTGATTAGATCTTTCAACACCTTATTAATACCACCTTGAAATACCATTTCATTAGTAATCATAGTGGTATCAAAGCTATGATCACACATGTAGATATCAGCAGGTGTCCATTTGTTAATGTTAGAAAATGGTCTGCCATCAGCAGCATTTACTCTCTTGAAATGATTTTCTACTGTGTTAACAATAGAAGTTCCTCTATGAAATTTAAACTTGGTGTTTCTATACTTGGTTGCACCATATAATTTGTTTGCTGTTTTAATACTTGACTTCATCCAAGCAGGATCATTCATTATGAACTCATGTATTTTTTCTAGAGGTTCATCCGTCTCAACAGAACCAGATACTGCTTCTAAATCTTCTAGGGTTACAATATAATCAACATCAATATCTTTTCGTAGAGAATATCTGTATGCTGTCATCCAACATGCTGCTCCCTCAAACAGAGCAGTAGCATCAGCACCTCCACCAGATCCTTTATTGCTGCCAAATTGTGTAGTCTTTTTAATTTTGGTAAGAGTAATATCATTAGAAACATTTTTCTTTGCTTGTTTCTTAATTTCTTTTAGAACTTTCTTACCAGAATACTTTGCAGCAAAATTATTTTGATTTGTTTTGTCTGGAGAATCAAATGCTAGTTTACCATCAATCACCTTTTTCATGTCAGACAAAACAGCATCAGATGTCATGATGAGTGCTTTGCCACCACTCTCAACTTCTATTAGTTCTCTATTAACAATAGCATCATAGAGGACACGCAAACGAATGCCACCACCTGTTGGTGCATCCTTGCCATAATCCCCCATAGTCATTGCTGCCATAAGAAAAAACCTCCCGTCTAACTATTTAGAGGGAGGTTGCAGTCATTCTTCAGTTGGAGCTTGAGATGGAACAATGGGATCACGAGACCTGTTCTTGAGTACAATAAAAGCATCCTTATTATACTTACGGGTGCCTTTGAGAGGTGCCCACTTAGTGCCTGCACCGTCAATAGCATAAACAGAGGTTCCACCAATCTCAATGTGGATGTCATCCATAGGTTGCCACCCTAAAGTCTGAATGGTTTGCCAGAGATCTTCTTCAGTAAATTTCATCGGTCGTTAGCAGCGCGGTTTTCAGAGAAGTAAGAGTCAAAGGTTCCTTTAGGATAACGCTTAGACAACTTACGGATGTTAGTGTCAAGCACTTCTTCCATACTGATACCTAGTGCTTGAGTTGCTTGAGCGACATACCACATAACATCACCCAACTCAATAATAAGATGTTCTCTATTATCGTCGTTCCAAGGCTTACCTTGGAAAACCATCTTCTTAATGATCTCAAGGAACTCACCACCTTCAGCATTAATCCCAACGCCACTAGTAAGGAGACGCTCAATATTGGCACCCTCACGATCCAACTCGCCAATACGATCAGCGAAATCAACAAAGTTCGTTGAAGGTTCTGAAGTAACCTGAGAAACAAACTCTTCATACTTACTAAAATTAATCATACATTCCACTCAGCAAATTTAGATAAACGGTTTTGTGTTTCGGAAAATTGTTGGAAGTCCTCACCAGGATCTTCATCGTTGATGCCGATTGCAGAAGCATCATCAGCAACATCATACAACCTCATTTTGGATCTGTCAATTCCCACCATGAATTTTCGTGAGGTAACAAGGTCTGAGTATCGGTTCTTAAGTTGTTTGACCATGATGCGACCCTGTTGTTCCAACTCCTCAGTAGAGATAAGAGCGAACATAAAATCAGCAGTGGCAGGAAGACCAAAAGACTCAGAAGTATCGGTAAGATCTGGATCACTATTGCCATAACCACTACGAGTGGTCTGAGTAGCACTAATAATAGGGACGTTGCATTCCACAGCAAGACCCCGAAGCTCCTCAGCAATCGCTTTAACATACGTGTAACTGTTGACAATAGCACCTTTGTACCTCATACTTGCACAGATATTAAGATAGTCCACGAAGATAAGATCTGGTTTGAAATCTTTCTTCAACTTGAGATCACTAAGCAGTGCCTTGAAATGACCAGAATGGGCAGATGCTGTTGGATATTCCTTGATGATAAGTTTGCCTCTAGTCTTTCTAGCAATCTCATTTACTTTGCTAGTAAAAAGAACTTCTGGCAATTCAACAATATCTTTGACGCCTACATTCAGAAGGTTTGCGTCAATTCGTTCAGCAATTTTTTCCTCTGCCATCTCACATGTAATATAGAGTACGTTGTACCCTTCTGTGAGTGCGGCACCAGCGCAATGGCACATGAATAGAGACTTGCCGACGCCCGTTCCAGCAAGAGCGACATTGAGAGTCTTGTTAGAGAGACCACCTTTGGTAATGAAGTTAAACTTCTCCAGATCAAATGGGACTTTTTCTTCTTTTCTGTGGTAAAACTCATATCTATCTGTTGCTTGTTCTATGTAATCGTGTCCGATGTGTTCATCAAACGAAACCGCCAGGGCTTCTTGGAGAATTGAGGGTATCGCATCTCGCGAAATCTTTGAATCGCCGCCGTCCGCAATCTTGATTGATTGCATGAGCGCAAGGTATATAGCTCGGTCTTTGCACCACTTTTCTGTGGCGTCAAGTAACCATTCGTAGTCAACCCACTCGTCGGATAGTCCTCGTACTGTCTGTAGCGAATCTTTAAACGATTCATCAGTAAGATCTGTACGATTTTGTAAGTTAATCGTAAGGACTTCTTTAGTAGGAACTTTGTCATACTTAGCAGCGAAGTCAGCAATCTCTTCGTAGATAATTTTTTCATGATAATTCTCATAGTATTCTGCTTTGAGAAATGGAACTACCTTACGATAATACTCCTCATTGTGAATGAGATTTCGTAAGATAGTTTCCTCAATACGTTCAATTGCCATAAGTGAATTCTTGCTTTGCAGCTTCTTCAAGTTTTTCCATCACTTCTTCTGTGAAATACTTCTCTGGATCAGAGAGAATAGACTTAGGGTAAACAGTAGATTCACCAACAACGATCCGATTCCCCCTCCTGGTGAAGACTCCATATTTCTCACCCAACTCCAATAGTCCGTAATACTTGTCAAGTCCACGGTCGTCAAAAAATAGACGAGTCTCAATCTTACTGCCCTCCTTGGTTAGACGTGATTTTTTCGCTTCACACTTAATGATGTTGCCCACCAGTTCAGTGCCATCTTTCTCCTTCTTCTTACCAAGATAGATGATAGTAGATGCAGCATACTTAAGACCTGTACCACCTCCCATCTCCTTTGCAGGGACATAGGAACCAATCACATCATATGTATGGTTAGTAACGATCATAGGCACTTGTGCTTGACCCAGTTTGAGTGTAAGCACACGAAAGGCACCTTTGATAAGTTGTGATTTAGTCATGTCACGAACTTGTTTGTCGTTAGAAATGTCTTCCATCTCCTTAGAGGTGGAAAGCATACCCAGAGAGTCTAGCACGAACATCATAGGTTGACGTTCTTCTTTAGGTTCCTTCATGTACTTGTCAACGATGCGACAAGCTTGTGTCCTAAACTCCTCAATCGTAGCAACAGGAAACAGAACCATACGTGAACTGTCAATACCACGCGACTCAATCATGTCACGGGAAATGGCGGATTCAGTCTCAAAGTAAATGACGCCACCTGTAGGATTAGCAGCAAGGAAATTACGAACGACGCTGAGAGCAAAAAAAGTCTTACCAGTGCTTGATTCTCCTGCCAAGGCTGTAACTTTGTTGGAAGGAAGACCTCCAAACAACGAACCACTAACCAAGGCGTTAAAGATATAACTGCCAGTATCAACGTAATTAGTAATGTCGCCAGCAGCAACTCCTTCACTAACCAAACCAGCAAATTCATTTCCACTATCTTTAATTACGGTATCTAAGAATCCCATAGTGTTGCTTCATCCTCATAAAATTGTACATAATTATACTGGTCTCGCATGAGTTTTGCAAATGCAAGAGCAGTGTTGTAGTCTTCAAAGCACTTAATGTCCTCTGGACCAACCTGACCCACAACATGATTAGTCCATGTGACTACAAAGATTTTCTTGCTCATGAAAAGAAACTAGAAATGGTAATGGTTTTTTCGTGGGTCCAACCAATACATTGTAACACATTTTTGAGAGGTTCCAAGAAGGACTTCTCAAATTGTGTTTGATAGTCCACATACTTCTCAATGCCAAACTCCTTCGGCAACTCACCAAAGAAACTGATCACATTCTCATGCAACGGGTTTGGTGTTTTGAGGTACATGAATTTGATCTTCTCACCTTCCTGGATGAGAGGATGTTTGTTTTCTACCTTGTATTTTTTCACATAATGATTATACAAGAGAGCACCCCTTACTGCAATGGGTGTTCCTTTCTGGTAAATTTCAGTTGGGTGACGATACTTTGCCAGGTTGTTACATCCTCTGGGAAAAGCGACTTCTTCGTAAGGTCTTTCTCTCGTCTCTGTTCGCACATCATTGATGAAAGTGATAAGTTCATCATTTGTTTTGCCGATAATAATCTTAAACGCTGCATACAACTTGTCTCTAAAATACGCAGGAGTAGAGCTCCTTGCCGTTTCAAGACCCATGATTTTCATCTTGGGTTCTTTGTATCTAACACCCTCACTGTCCCAAACATTAAGAATGTAACGTTTTTTAGCAGTCCAGATACCACGATCAGCGATGTTCTCTCGCTTCATGCTCATCTTTTGGTCATATGCCGAAACGTAATCCGCAAGTTCTTGATATGAACGTTCAATAAAAGGTTCCAGTTTCTCTTGGCAGATCTTGTCAAGTAACGCCACAACTGCTGCTTTGTCGCTAGACTTAGAACTAAGAAATTTATTAACAAGAGGTCCAAGGTTAAGATAGATACTGTCAGTGTCGGATGCAATGACATAATCCTCCTTTTCAGTGGAGAGCAATTTAT